GCAACAGAAGCACAAAAATTGCAAGCAAAAGAGCAAGCACAAGCAGCAGTGGATGCTCGCATAGCTAGTAAAGATTTTACATCAGCCGTGGCTGTTACAAACGGTGGGTTGTATAACATGGGTAAGCTACAAAAAGATTATTACGAAGTTGAAAAAAATATTATACAAAAGCAAGCAGAATTAAAAGCCAAAGGTGATGACTATAGTGAACTTGCTGCAAGAAAAGCATTAATGGTTGAGGGAAAGTTAGATGCAGCTGGCAAAATAATTGATAAAGATGGCCTAGTTAAAGCTAATGAAGGTGCTATTGTTGGACGAACTATTAATCAAATTGATAACTTAGGTAAAGTAGTTGGTGGACAAGTTGCAGTAGAATTCAATAAACTAAATCGAGAAGTAGGTACTACAGTTAATACTGCTATTCCAAATCTTAATAATGCACTTAAAAATCTTAGCACACCTACAGGATTAGGCCGTGGAATTAATCAAGGTCTTGAAAGTGGCGCCAAGGCAATAGGAGTAACCCCAGCAGCTAATGTACCTGGTACTAATAAAGAAATGAATAAACGATTAAACGGATCGCCAGGTATTCCTGATTTCTTAAATGGCGGTGACTTTAATAAGATGTTTGAAAATTTTGGATCCGGTACTCCTATTGAAGTACACGGCGAAGAAATGATTGCTAGAAAAGATCAAATGGGTCAAATAATGGGCAAAATGCAAGCTCAAATGGGAAACAGTATCCCTGACTTAAACAAAATGGCACAACAAGTTCAAAATCAAGTAGGGCCAGAATTGAATAACATGTTGAATAATGTTAAGACTAAAGTTTCAGCAGCAGCAACTGCTGACTCAACCGGACAGGCTACGCCAAAACCACAAACAACACCGTCTCCGGTGCCTATAAGTACTGGTTCAGCAACCATGACCGACCTAAGAGAACAGCTAATACAGTTAAATAAAGGTATGATGCAATTGATCTCTCACACTGCTGAACAAGTTAATGTTTCAGAAAAACAAGTAAGAGCAATACAAAGTAATTCAAACGACATGTTTGAGTAAGGATAATACATGAGTTGGCGCAAATACTTCACCCCAGTACCAGTTAACGGCGAAATGCTTAGTCCAATTTCGGGTGCTAACTCAGGCAATCGTCCTGGACCAGCACGTACAAACTATAGTTCATACTTGCCAGATGTGTATACCGGTTCACCAAATCGTGTAGAACGATATGCACAATATGAAGTCATGGACAGTGACCCGGAAGTTAATGCTGCATTAGATATCCTTGCAGAATTCTGCACACAAAAATTAAAAGATAATAAATCCCCATTCTCTGTCAAGTGGCGCACTAAAGGAACCAATGCCGAAGTTAAAATCTTAGGCGAATATCTTTCACAGTGGAACAAGCTACAGCAATTTGACACACGTATCTTCCGTATTGTTCGTAATACATTTAAGTATGGCGATGCGTTTTTTATTCGCGATCCAGAAAATCAAAAATGGACATGGATTGACCCAAGCCAAGTTATTAAAGTTATTGTAAACGAATCAGAAGGTAAGAAACCTGAACAGTATGTGATCAAAGATCTAGCACCTAACTTTGAAAATCTAATTGCTACTATGATTACTCCACAAATTGGTCCACGTCAAGGTACTCAAGGTTCAACAATCCTTGGCGGAGCAGGTTCTGGCGGCAAAGGTGCATCAGGCAATATGGGTGTTGGACCTACAGCAGGCAACGGATCACGCTTTGGTTTAAATCAACGTGAGTCAGCGGTTGAAGCACAGCACGTAGTTCATCTAAGTCTATCAGAAGGTTTAGATAATAACTTCCCATTTGGTAATAGTCTATTAGAAAATGTATTCAAAGTTTACAAACAAAAAGAACTATTAGAAGATGCAATCTTAATCTATCGTATATCACGTGCTCCAGAACGTCGTGTGTTTACCATCGACGTGGGTAATATGCCAAGTCATATGGCCATGCAGTTTGTGGAACGTGTTAAAAATGAAATACATCAACGTCGCATTCCATCGCAAACTGGTGGTGGACAGAATGTTATAGACAGTGCGTACAATCCGTTGAGTATTAACGAAGATTATTTCTTTCCTAAAACAGCGGATGGTAAAGGATCTGATGTTAAAATGCTAGAAGGCGGTAAGAATATTGGCGAAATTGATGACTTGAAGTACTTTACCAACAAGCTATTCCGCGGACTACGTATTCCGTCAAGTTATTTGCCAACAGGCGCAGATGATTCACAAGCAACATTCAATGATGGTCGTGTTGGCACTGCGTATATTCAAGAACTACGATTCAACAAGTATTGCGAACGTTTACAATCTTTGTTGACTGCGGTGTTTGATGAAGAGTTTAAATTGTATATGAACAGCAAGGGTATGAATATTGACCCAAGTTTGTTTGAATTAAACTTTAATCCACCGATGAACTTTGCCAGTTCACGTCAAGCAACCATTGATGCTGAACGTATTAACACATTTAATACAGTACAAGCAGTGCCATTTATGAGTAAACGCTTTGCAATGAACCGTTTCCTAGGCTTGACTGACGAAGAAATTGCAGAAAATGAACGCATGTGGGCTGAAGAAAATGGCAAAGGTGAACCTACAACTACTGATGCTGCTGGGGAATTACGATCAGCAGGCATATCAGCTGGCGGAATTGAAGGCGACTTAGGTGCTGCTGCTGATATGGATGCACCGGAAGATATGGAAGATAATGAGCCTGGAGCTACAGACATGGCAGGCGGAGCTGGAGCAGGTGCTCCTCAAGCTCTAGCAGGCGGTCAAGCTGGACCAGTTGCATAAATATAGTATGATCCTCAGAGAATTATTTTATATCGATCCTGATACACGACATGTAGCTAACGATCTACGTTACGATGCTGCACGTGATGACGAACAATTACATAGAAGCGATACTCGCAAGACTCGTTTAACTCTCAGACAGATCAACGAATTACGCAAAAGTACTGAAGCACACATATTAGAACAGGAAAAAGAACTAGAATTTATACACACAATGTATGCTGTTCCGCCTGCCCCGGCACAATAATATCAAAAAACGACAAAAACGAGTCGTTTTTGCTCTATATCTACCCACTTTTGTAATAAAAAAGTAAATATATTACAGCCTTGTATCAACACATTTCACAGGAGATTTAAACATGACTGACCGCGCTCAATTTGAAGCTATGCTAGAAGCTTTGATCAACGAAGATCAAGAAACAGCAAAAGAGATTTTCCACAATATCGTAGTAGGCAAAAGCCGCGAAATCTACGAAGAATTATTAGAATCAGACTTTGGTGCAGACCAAGGTAATCCTTACGCTAAGAACGAATCTTCTGAAGAAGAGGAAGAAGAATCCACTAACCCATTTGCATCTAAAGAAGAAGGCGAAGAAGAAGGCGAAGAAGAGGAAGAAGAAGGCGAAGAAGAAGAAGATGGTAATGCCGATGATTCCGAAGAAGATCCTTTTGCAGACAGCGAAGAAGACAGCGATCCTGAAGAAGGTGAAGGCGATATTGAAGATCGCGTTATGGACCTAGAAGATGCCTTAGAAGACCTAAAAGCAGAATTTGAACAAATGCTTCAAGGTGAAGAACACGAAGAAGAAGAAGAGCCAGGCGTACATGGCGACGGCATGCCAATGCATGATATCGAAGCAGATATGGCAGGCAGCGAAGAAGAGCCAGCTATGGAAGACGAATTATCAAGTTTAATGGAGTATGTAAACAAAGTTGCTCCAGTTAAACATGGTGATAACGGACAAAATACTCGTTCAGCAGTAGCTGGTGAGAACGACATGGGCGGCACAGCAGCAAATATCGCTCAATCATTTGAAGCAGGTAAAGGCGGAACAGAAGGTGGTTTAGCTAGTCCTAAAGTAACTCCTAATCCAGATGCAGCAGGTAATTTAAATGTGCCAGGCGGCGACGCAGGTAAGAAAGCATTTAAAAAGAAAGAACCTGGTCACGGTGCTGAGAAAGCTGGTTCAAAAGAAACAGCTGACAACAAGCAAAGTACTTTACGTCCTTTAAAGAAATAAAAAGAGACTATATTTAAAATATGTCACTATACCTCCGAGAGAATCTAAGTTTCAACGAAGCAAAAATGGTCGTTGAGTCTGATGACAAAGAAGGAAAAAACTTATACATGTCCGGGATTTGCATCCAGGGCGGTATAAGAAACGCTAACCAGCGTGTTTATCCTGTGAATGAGATTGGCAAGGCTGTCAAAACCTTAAACGATCAGATTCAAAATGGCTATTCAGTTCTCGGAGAAGTAGATCATCCAGATGATCTAAAAATTAACCTGGACCGTGTGTCACATATGATTGTTAATATGTGGATGGACGGTCCAAACGGTTACGGTAAACTGAAAATTTTACCAACCCCTATGGGACAACTAATCAAGACAATGCTGGAAAGCGGAGTCAAGTTAGGTGTTTCAAGTCGCGGATCCGGAAACGTCAAAGATGACGGATCCGGTGAAGTATCAGATTTTGAGATTATCACAGTAGATATGGTAGCTCAACCTAGTGCTCCAGGAGCATACCCAACACCAATTTATGAACACTTGATGAATAATCGAGGCGGATTAAGTGCCTTGCGTATAGCGCAAGAGGTGAAAGGTGACCCTAAGGCACAGAAATATCTCAAAGAGAGTTTATTAGCAATAATAAACAAACTCCAATAATAAGGAGAATCACATGTTGGACGCACTAAAATCGTTATTTGAAAACAATGTGATTTCAGAAGAGATCAAAGAGTCAATCGAGATGGCTTTCGAAGCTCGTATCAACGAGCAACGTGAAGTACTTACTCAACAACTACGCGAAGAATTCGCACAAAAATACGAACACGACAAAAACACAATGATTGAAGCTGTTGATCGCATGATCAGCGAGCAACTTTCTGCTGAGATTGTTGAGTTTGCCGACGATCGTAATCAATTAGCTGAGATGAAAGTCAAATATGCTAAGAAGATGAAGAAAGATGCCGAAGTAATGAAGGAATTTGTTACTCGTCAACTAGCTCATGAAGTTCGTGAACTCCATGAAGATCAAGTAGTAATGGCAAGCAAGTTTGGTAAATTGGAAAAATTTGTAGTTGAGGCTCTAGCTCAAGAAATTACAGAGTTTATGCAAGACAAGAAGGATCTAGCTGAAACTAAGGTACGCTTAGTTCGCGAAGGTCGCAATGAAATCAAGAAGGTAAAACAAGAGTTTGTAACTCGTGCCGCTAAGATGGTTGAAAGTGTTGTAAGTCAAGGACTACGTTCTGAGATTCACACACTAAAAGAAGACATCGAAGCTGCACGTCGTGCTGACTTTGGACGTAAGTTATTCGAAGCTTTTGCTCACGAATATCAGTCTAGCTACCTAAATGAAAAATCGGAAACAGCAAAATTACTCAAAGTCA